TATCACCATGGCCTGTGAAAGTTTCCACTTCTGTTGTTGTTCCTGCTGTGGTGTCATATTCAAATATTTTTACTGTGTCATCATAACCTCCACTTATTGCTAGGTTACTGTTTGGGTCAGGGTGGAAGTTTGCTGAATAAACATAACTACCATGGCCTGTGAAAGTTGCCACTTCTGTTGTTGTTCCTGCTGTGGTGTCATATTCAAATATTTTTACTGTGTCATCAAAACTTCCACTTATTGCTAGGTTACTGTTTGGGTCAGGGTGGAAGTTTACTGAATAAACACGATGATTATGACCTGTGAAAGTATTTTTAGTGTCCCAACCCCGATTCATAAGAGCAATCAAACTAGTGTCCACAGCTTTAGATGCTTTACTAGCAAGTGTTGATCCCTGTACCCCTGTTTGAGTTCTTGCTACTGCTGTATTGCTATCCCCTAACATACAAGCACTAAACACATCTGAACTTAATAGTGGGTACCCCTCCTCAAAATACCCATTTAGGTAACTATTAAGGAGCATGTTCTTGCCTTCTCTTTTTTCTACAAGTTCACCTGTTCTAGTATCATACTTTTCTATATCAACTCTACCTGATATTCCTACTTTTTGTTTTATCTTCATTAAACAACTACCTCCTCGTATTCTAAGTTAAATATATAATCTAAATTCATTGTTTCTGTTTCTTCTTTATTACTTCCACCTTCAATTAATGTGATTGTTGCATTAGCAATCCCATCAGTTAAATCTCCCACATTATAAACTTGTTCAACTCTAGTAATATCCCCGTTTAAATTAAATTTAACAATATAGGTTTCTCCTTCTCTGAAATTATCTAAACTGGCTTCCCCATTTACATCTGTTATATCTGATTGTTGTGTGCCTGTATGATCTGTATAATAAATATTAACCCCATCTTGTAGAGCACTACTAGAATTATAAACAGTATAATTAGTAGTATATAAAACAGAATCGTACTCTAAACTAAAAACAAAATTAATAGGCATATCTTCTGAATAGGTTAACCCGTCTCCTTCTTCTTCTAATAAACTTGCAACTGTTGCTGATATATCTATTGTATTAATATTAAGCATTTACTCCACCACCTTTAATATACAACAATAATATCACTTGCTGTGGTTGATGTGTGTATTCTCTTTGCTTTTATTGGGTGTGTTATTCCTGCACTTGCTCCTACAAAAGTAACCTCAGTATCATCTTGTTCTAAAGTTACAGTTAAATCTCCACCAGTTCCGATATAAATACCTTGACTTACTTCATCTAATTCTAAATAAGTTTCTCCGTCTGGTACTATAGTTAAATCTATTTCTTTTGCCCTTCTTGCTTTTCCACCTAATATAGCAGGTCTCCTATTATCTGGTTTCATGAACCCACCTCCTTATATAATATAAAAGAGGGCAGGAATTACCCTACCCTTTTAAGCATATCTATTATCTCGTCTTAATGTTGTTCCTGTCTTTTCATAGTTTTCTCTTTTCATTATTCTCTTTAATTCTCTCCAAACTTCTTCTGGATCATCAGACATTATGTCCACATCTTCAAATGTATAATAGTAATAATGGTTAGTTTGCCTGTTATCATTAGTTTCAGATTGAATACTCTGGGCAGATACTCTATTGCTACTTGCAGCACTAGAACTTAAACTGCTCACAGTGCTACTAGAACTCAATCTCTCTGGTATTTCTTCTGCTGTTGCTCTAAATCTTTCTAAGTTCAATTTAAAGCCACTAGGGATATTATGTAATTCTTCATTAACTTTACTCATTCCACTTTCTGTGTCTTTAAGTTCATCTTGTAGGTCATCCCATGATAAATCCATTAAATCTCGCCTTGCCTTGCCCATTTCATCTGCTACCTCTCGTGCTCTATTAGAAAAGATACCTACTACATTAGCAATAAGTTCTCCCACACTTAGAATAACAACGCCAAATAACTTAATAACAGGGAATAATGCTTTGAAAACGGGCAAGATTAATGTTTCAAGTATCATAGCTTGTAATTTTAAAAGTGGTACTAACACCATTTCTATTACTCTAATATAAGGGTACAATGCTTCTAAGATAAGACCAAAGATCTCTACAACTGGCTCCATTATCCTGGCTAATGTTCCCATTACCTTGTCAAAATGCTTTGATTGTTCAAGCATAGGCATTATAACACTTAGAAACACACCAGCTTCACCAATAAAAGAACCTAATTTACTACTAATATCAGAGAACACATTTCCCACCTTTTCGCCTATTCCTCCAAAATTAATCCCTAAATCCATTCCTTCTGGTAGTTTTATGTCACTAAGACTAAAACCTGCATCATTCATGTTTGCCATCATATCTCTAAAAGCACCAACGGCACTTACATTATTACTTATTACATCTAACACTCTACGCCAACCATGTTCCATTTCTTTTGTTTGACCCTCTGACTTACCCAAACTTTCTTCTAAAAGTTCTGCTTCTAATAATAAATTTTTAAATTTCTGTGTTACTTTTCCTGTTTCTTCATTTATATGCTCCTGGTTATTTACCATTAATTCCATTTGTCTATTTACATTATTTAATCTTCTTTGATCTGCTTCTGCTTCATCTAATACTCCAACTTTTTCCATTTCGTTAATGTTTCTAAGTTGAGTATTTAATTCTTCAATGCTATCAGCATAACTATCTACCTTAGCAGAATCTAGTATATCATTAAAGTATTTAACCTCTTTTTTAAATTCTTCTATAGTTATATCACCAGCAATCCATGCTTCTGTTAACTTATCTATAGCACTTTGTGCTGTTGAAGTTCTATCACTTGTTAAATCTAAACTATCACCTAGTTCATTATCTAGTTTAGTTAGCAGTGCTATTTCTGTTCTAGCTTTCTGCATTGATTGTACTAGAGTTTCTTCTTCCTCTGTTAATCCTGCTATTGAACTCATTAGTTTCTCTATTTGCTGTTCAGACACACCATATAAAGGCATTAACTGTTTAAGGGCATTTTCATAGACTTTTAGTTTTTCGCCTTCTTCATCATATTCCTGCCCTAATTCTTCTTTTTTATCTGCTAACATTTCTATATTTTGGATTTCTTGTTGGTATGCTTTGATTATCTCATCTCTTTTTTTAATCTGTTCGTCTGGTTCTGAATTATCTATAGCATTGTTAGCAGCTATTACAGCTTGTTTTAGTTTATCATACCCTTTAGTATTGGGTGTAATACCACTATCTAATAAACCAATAAATGCTTCGTTCATATATTCTGCTTTTTCTGCTCCATTATTCATTTGAGAAGTGAACTCAACAAAATCATTAAATAGTTTCTGCACTTCCTCAGAAGTAGGTTCTAAACCACCATTAAGTAGTTCCTCTAATCCAGACTTAGTTGCTTCTGCATATCCTTGAAGAACCTCAAATTGACTACCTAACAGACCTGCTTCAAGTTGCTCATCTACATTTTTTAGTTTTCTCTCTACCTCTGATAATATTTTGTCTATATCTTCCACTGTCAACCCAGCAGTCAGGGTTGTTTCTGTGCCTAACTCATCTAGCACCTCACCCATTTTTCCATCAAAGGCTTCAAAATCCATAGCTTCTAAGGAATCAAACAACCATTCCTCTAAACCATTAATTGCATTATCTACAGCAGGTTTAACTTTTTCTAAACCACTGGTGATTGCTTGTGATATAACTCCTCCAACATCATCAGTGTTCATTATCTCTGTTTCTAAACCAGCAACACCCTGCTCTAAAAATGATTTTAAACTCTCAAAAGTATCAAAATCTTCTCTTATATCCACATCAATATCTAAACCTTTTTTAATGTTATCTTCCCATTGATCAATAACTTGTTCGGGCACATCTGCTATACTTTCCCAACTGTCCCCTAATTCACCAGCTATTATTTTAGAGACTGAATCTATTGTACCTTCTAATCTCTCCATACTTCTTTCCATTACTGCTATATCATCAGTCATTGTTTCAGCAAGATAAGTGAATCCTCCTACTAGAGCAATAATACCTGCTGTCCACCCAAGAACAACTGCTAAAGAAGTTGACATAAGACCTGCTAAAGCTACAAAGGCTTTATGTGCTAACCACACATTAGTTGCTAGACTGTTAGTTAATGTTGATAAAACCCATATACCCCCAACAACTACACCAATCACTGTCATTAATGATCCTAAAGTCTCTATTGTTTCTCCATATCTTAATTTTAATCTTTCTACAATACTCAATAATTTTTGTATTGGGGTATAGCTGTCTGCATGAATATCGGCAAAATCATTCATTGTTCCTTCTGTGTCTTCTAGTATCTCTTTATATTCGCCTAATTCTTCTTTGGTTAATCCTGCTATCTCTAGGAACTTATCAAAATCCCCATCTGCCCTTCTTGCTGCTCTCTGTAGAGTGTACATAGCCTGAGCAGAGTTCTTAGAACTTTCACCTAAACCATATAGCACTGCTATAGCATCATCCATAGTTAAGCCCATATTGGTTAAATATATTCTTGATCTTCTCATTACTCTGTTAAAATCTGCTAATTCAAGAGAGGTTGCTTCAAAAGTATGTACTAATTTATCTCCATATCTCTCAACACCACCAGCATTGTCACCAAAAGCAGCAAACATAGGGATTACCTGCTCAAGAACAGGTAACATATTTTCACCCATAGCATCTGCTAAAGTGTCATACTGAATAGCAAGTCTTGCCAGATGTTCTTCATTTTGAATACCTCTCTGCATTAATGCTCTAAAACCTTTTACAACATCACTGGTTGGTCTAGTAACATTAGCAATATTAACTGCTAACTCTCTTAAACTTTCTGAATTTGTATCTAAAAAATAAGCAGTTCTTTCTAAGGTTTCTCTCATTCCTCTTTGTTCTCTGTTCATAACTTCAAGGGCAGTAGTTGCCCCTAAGACTGCTAGTGCTACTTTATTAAAGGCACTATCCAGTTCTTTAGCCAACTGCTGTCCTGATTTTTCAGCATCTTCTGCTGTCTTTGAGAAGTTATCAACTCCATTTATTAAAATATCGACTGCTCTGGACATCTTACTGCCCCCTTTGTTTTATTTTTTCCTTCATTTGATTTCTTATTCCCTTTTTTGCTATATTTGGTGTTTTACCTTTTCTCATATTACCACTATCAAAATTATTTTTCTCATTCTCCATTTCTTCTGCTTCTTTATTAATTGAGATCACCAAATACTGCATTTGGAGGGGAGTTAAATCTTTCATCTCCCCAAAGGAATATCCTTTTTCATGCAGTCTGTAATATAGGGAATTACTTTCCTCTACGAAATTTCTTTACCTCATCCAATTTATCTACACCAGTATATTCAAAAACTGCTTCTGATATTTCTTTAGGAACTCCTGGTGGTAATTTTCCTACATCTTCCATTGACCATTCTTCGTCACCAACACTTAATCCATATTTGCAAGCTAAGTATGTGCTCTCTTTTTCTAATTTTTGTACCTTAGCCACATCTATATCAAGACCTAAATTCTGTAACATCTCTGTTTTAGCCTTGTCTGAATCAGCATTTTTAACTTCTTTCAACTTAGAGGGGTCAATAGATTTAGTTGCTTTAATCCCACCAAGAATTTTGTCCTGTATCTCACTGTATTCTGCATCTCTAAGAGGTCTAATCAACACTTCTCCACCTAAAGATTTAATTTCTACTTCTTTACTATCTTCCACTGATTTTAGAATATCCTGTTTAGTTAATGCCATTTGTTTATTCCTCCTTATTAATTATGTTACGCTGTGAAACCTGTAAAATCTGTGATATAATCAACATCATTCTTCAATGTTGCGATAATTTCATACTGAGCATCTGCATCATAATATGCTCTAGCATCAACAGTCTGGGTTAATCTATCTCTACCAGAAGGTTGAATATTAACTGTTTCGTATAGAACATTAGGTAAGTGCAGGTCTAACTCAGCACCTCTAATTTCAACATCTGTTGGTGTGCTCTCTACATCTATTTCTGTTGTATAAGGAGCAGAACTAAAGATAAAGTTAATATTCATAACATCCTGAGCATCATCATCTGGTGCATCTACAGCACCCCAGAAGTGCTCTAACTGTTCGCTGCTATCAAACGCCATATCCATAGATGCTGTGACCTCAAAATCACCTGCAACTATTCTCTGAGGATACCTGCTACCTAAAACAACACCCACATCAGCATCAATGTTATTAGTAATCTCTAAGGATAGACTTTCTACTTCAAATACCTGTGTTTGCTCTCCACCCTTAACCCCAATCTGTACTGCTGTTTCATAAAAAGCAACAGGGTAGGCTGTTGATAAATGTAAATCCTCAATAGCTTGTATTGATTCTTTACTGTCTTTTTGTGCTGAAACATCAATAGTCACAAAAGCAAAATCATCATCTAATTCAAAACTTAAACTGTTGATTACACAACCTTGAAAAACCTGCTCAAAGTGGTCTTTACCTACATTAATTGTTGCACTAGGTAATGTTAGTGAGTGTCTTGTTGGTGTAAACTCGTGCACAAATAATTCGTCCTCTGTGCTACCATCAACATAATCCCCTTCTGGGTCAGAAGTAATTGTCATTGTTCCTGCATTGGTTTGATTAATATTACCTAAAGCAAGATAGAGTAAATGTGCTATTGTATGAATATCAAAAGCATACTCTAAATCACCTTCTGGTATATAAGCACCTGGTCTGCTAGTATGAACACTTCTACTTAATCCACCCTCATATCTCAATACAGGGTCGCTAGGTGCATCTAAACCAGCACTGGCAATATCTATATCTATAAATTGTTCTTCATCAGTGGTTGCATCTACTTTAGCCCCATATTCATCTTCAAGAGCAATTCTTGCATATCTTAAAACCTTTTCTTCCATTATATACTCACCCCTTTAATTAATTAGTTTAACTCTGGTCTGTATCTAAATCTTAATTCTAGTTCTGCCCCAGCACCAAAAGCATTTCTTCCGACTTCTCCTCTTTCGTCTCCCATTGTAAAACCAGTGCCTACTACATCTCTAACTTTACCTCTGATACTTCTATCTTTTATTAATTCATCTCTTGCTTTCATCACCATTTCAGTTGATAATTCTCTACCATCATTAGCATTTTTATCAATAACCAGTCCTATAATAACCACAGGCACTTGCCACTCCTCGTGGTTGCTCATTCCTGCATGTGTTATATTAGCACTATCTAAATAAACAGCAATTAAAGGTGGTTTTATTTTTGCCCCCTTCTCCCTTCTGCCTTTTAGAAATGTAATATTATTCAATTTAGGACTGATTGCTGAATAATCAACAGTCTGGATCATATCTAAAATAGTATCTTCTATATCAGATAATTTTTTATGTAACATTTTACACCACCTTACATAAATTTCTTCAATGCTTCACCAATATATTTACTTATTGTGTCTTTCTCACTTTCGATTGCTCTATCATAGTAAGGGTTGGGTTTTTGACCTCTAACACTTTTAGTATAGATAATCTCCCCATGCCATTCAAATCTTAAAAACTTTGCTGTCACAGGAGTTATCGGCTGCCCTGTTTCTCCATAGATACCAGTACCATCATGTACCCACCATCTATAAAAAACATCACTACCTATAGCAAATGTGGTATTATCCTGTTCCCACTTACCTACTTTGCTTATCATCTGCCCTGATTTCTCTGGCATTTCTTCCTTGACAACATTTAGTAAATTGTCTGTATATCTATCTAAAGCATAATTACTAGCTGCACTTGCATCTTTTTTAAGTCCTTCTAAGTCTGATAAATCGACTTCTATTTGTAAATCTTCTTTGGGCATAGTTAATCAGCATCCACATAAAAATCAAAGTCATCTTGATCAGTAACTACACCTGTATAAATTGTCCCCCTTGTTGAATCCTTAGCATTTCCAGTAGGTAATAATTCAAGGTCTGCTTTAATACCTTTAGTAACAACTACATCATCTACTAATTGAGCATTAAAATCATTAACCTCTATATATTGATTGGTTTGATCTCTAACTGCTATATTTAACATTCTACTAGCAATTCTTTCTGCTATGTCATCAACCATCACACTTCTCTCTACAGGGTCAACACTAAACTCATTATTAGTGTAGAAATCAATGTACTCTTTAGCTTTAACAAGTAATCCTTCTACATAAGTATCAAATTCTGATTCTGTATCAAAACCAAGCTCAGCAAACTCAATACCACTTCTTATTTTTGCATCTTCTACCTTACCATAAAAAGGCATTATTCATCACCTACTTCTTTAGGTTTATCCTCCTCTTTCAGTGCCCTTTTTAATTCTTCTTTAGTTAGTCCAGAGTAAACAACCCCATTTATCTTTGCTATTTTTTGTAAATCAGTTAAATTCAAGCTGTAATTAATTTTATCAACTGCTGCAACAGTTAAATCATCATTACTAAGAAAATCATTTAGGTTATCAATAGTACCTACAAATGTTTTCTGACTTAGTTTAGGATAGTATCTACCCTTAAATCCAACACTATACTTATTCTTATTCTGTATCGTCAGCTTCATCTTCTTCCACCTCATCCACATCTTCTACTTTTTGGTTAGGTTGTTTAATCCCCTTCTTTATCTCTAATTTTTCTATCAAATCATCTTTAAGCATTGTTGAGTAATTTTTAATCTCGGCTCTCCTGGCATATTCTTTTAATTCTCTCGCTGTATAATCTTCAATATGTTCAAAATCAACAGCCATCAGTGGGTCTGCATATTCCCATTTTAAGCCGACACAAGAATCAATCACTGCTACTTTATATTTATTAACAAAAACTTCTCTTTCTTCTTTAGGAGCAAATGATTTATTTGCTCTCTTGATTTCATTATTAGTTTTATTTTTAATTATTAACTTAGGCATTTTATTCCCCCTCTTTTTTGATAAAATAAAAAAGGACAGGATTACACCTGCCCTAGTATTCTATTATATTCTATTTAGCCTGCTAATGGATGTGCTCCTGCTACTCCTGGATCAGTGCTTTCTGCATCATCAGTTTCATCAATGTCTTGTGCTGTAACAACAGCATTTTCATCTTCGTAACCTGCATCTCCTTCAAAGGTTAATACGAAGTCTGTTTGTCTTAACTTAGCTTCTCTTTCAGCTTCAAGAGTAACCTCGTGGAAGATACCCCAAACCATGTTATCTGGGTTTTGCAGCATAGCTGTAGTTGCATCATATCTTTCAAGCATTGGACTATATACTACAGGAATACCTTTGTAATATACAGCGTCATTACCCACTTGAATAGCATCTCCTAAGTTTGTACCTCTTGCTTTGAGTAAATCTCTGTAAGCATCCTCAATAGCAAATGGAACATAAAATCTCCAATCTGCTCTATTTCTTAGATACTTCTTAGGTAGAGCATTAAGCATAGACTGGAATAGATTTTCAGGATAGTTGTTTGCTGTGTCATCAAAAGCAGAATCATAAAGTTTGTTACCTGCTTTCTTAATCCAACCATCTGTCATATCAATTGGAGACCAGCCTTCATCATTATATAATGTAGAATCAAAGTCTGTACTAGCAAAAATACCATATTCTTCCATATCTCTACCAGCAGCTTCACCTAGTAATTGAACAATAGTATCTTCTAGGTTTCCTCTTTCAATATTTCTTCTTAATGCCTGGTCAGTGATAGGTGCAATTGCCATTAATTCATTAGCAAGTAAAGTATTAGTGCTTGTAGTAGGTGCAGTTTTATCACTTTCTGTGCCTTCTACACCTTTTTCTAATACTCTATCTAAAAATGCAATTCTATCAATGTTCATCTTAGGTGAATCCATTCTTTGGAATCTAGCAGCACCTAAAATATTAGCTTCTTCCTGCATCTCTCTTACAAAACTATCAAACTGCTGTGCGACAAGAACACTATCCCCCAACTGTGTAATGTTAGTTACACTTTTTTCAACACTTTTTTGAATTTCTTCTAACGCTTTCTTGTTATCCATTATGTAATCACTCCTTTAATTAGTTTTATTATTTTCTACTTCTTTTTCTACCAAAAGCATCTCTGCCTAATTCTGCTTGTCTTGATTTCTCTGTTCTCTGTGTTTTTTCTTCGTCATCCTGTCCTTCTGGTTGGTTACTCTTTCTAGTTACAAATTTCTTCTCAACCTCTGTTTTAAACTCTTTAAGGGAGGAGTTTTCTTCTCTTAACTCTGTAAGTTCGGATCTTAATTCTTTAAGAGTTTCATCTTCTTCCTCAACTTCTTCTTCCTCATCTTCTTCCTCAGTTTCTTCTTCTGCTTTCTCTACTTCTCCCTCTTTTTCTTTTTCTTCTGATTTTTTTACTTCTTCTTCCTCTACTTCCTCGACTTCTTCTTCTACCTCTTTTTCTACTTCTTCTTCAACCTCTTTTTCTACTTCTTCTTCAACCTCCTCAGACTTAACTGATTCCAGTTTTTCATCTACATCAGAAAGTAGTTCTTCTTTAAATTCTTTGAGAATTTCAGTTAATTGCTCTTTATCCATATCTGCACCCCCTTTTTCAGAGTTCTCTGTATTTACTTCTTCTTCCTCGATTTCAGTATCTTCTTCACTTTTATCAGTAATAAAAATACTTTTGAGTGTCTGCCAAAAACCTTTATCTTCTTTCTCTTTGCTTTTTATACTAACAATCCTACCTTTAGGAACAGCAGGCTCATCAACAATACTAAAAAATGGAACTGTCCAATCTCTACCAGAATCTTCAATATCAGCTAAAGTTGTTCTTTTTAAAGCAGATTCAGACTTAATTACGCTGCCTATGTTTTCTTTAGGTACTCCCATGATAGAGAACCCTCTCATTCTACCATCTTTAATTGCTTCCCATGTATCATCATCATCAACTTTAACAGATACCATCCATGTACCAGCAGGCAACTCCATTACTTGCCCATCAAGACTAGTAACTTCTTTAGTTTCTTTAAGTAGATAACTCTCTACTGGATAAGCTACATTATTAAGAGTATGCTGTAAATCAACATTTCTATAATTTAGCATCCATTCGTGAGCAACTTCTTCTATCTTCTCTTTGCTGATTACATCACCATCTGTATCTTCCTCATCTGGGATTAATACAGCACCAGAAACAATCATTTTTTCTTCTTCATCTTCCTGCTTTAAGATAGTGCCCCTAATCTCTTTGCTTTTCTTACTCACATTAATCTGAGGATATTTACCTGTAATATTCTTGATCATGAATATCTCAGATACAGGATCAACTTCTTTATTGACTACCTGTTTTAGAGTTACATCTTCAATATTTTTAAGGATGTACCCTTCTTCAACTTCCTCTTTCTCCCCAAATGTGATTTCAGTATCCTCACCAACTTCAAACTCTGCACGATATAGTTTATCAGTTACCATATTAACAAAAACAATATAG